CTAAAATTAACCCGACATTTAACCCACTTAAATTGAAAAATTCAAATTTTGATAAATCAATATATCCTATGGTTGATGAATTTGGTTATCAATTTTCGAGTAGATTTATTTTCAGTTCATCTTGGGATCGTGATTTTTATGTAATAACAAAACCTGATCAAATAACATTAACAAAGAAACTTGCACTTAATTCAGCAGTTACAGTTACAAATAATCCCCCTATAAAATGAAAAGTAATTTAATATTAAAAAAGTTTGATACTGATCCTAAACCAGGTACAATGAATATTTATGATTTAAGAACTTTTTTTGGAGGAAAAGTGGCATTTATTGAGGATACTATTAATATAAATAGTGATGCTATTGAATTTAGTTATGTTTATGGTGGTAATCAAACAGGATACCAGTATTATGATAAGGATAGTGTTCCTGAAGATTGGGAAGTAGAATATATTGAAAATTTAACAGATTTAAAAAATAATGATCATACTATTTCATTATTAAATCAAAGTGAAATTAATTTAAATACAAATACTCGTTGGAAAATTGAAATAAATGCGAAAAATATTCTTCGTGATTATTTATTTTTTAAATTTAAAGAAAGTAGAGTTTTTCAAGTGATAAAGTATAATGAGTTATATAATAAAGGTATAAATAGCACAATTTATAATTATATTAATAAAAATATAATAAATAATTATAAGTTTGATAGTATTGATTTATATATTCAGTATAGCGACATATCTAAAAGTCAATCAATTAAGAAGAAAATATTATTACAATTTGAACCTAATTTTACAGAAGATGTTTATTTACCAGACAATAAAATAACAAGTTTTAATGTTGTGAATTTGGATGAATATACATTTGATAATATCATAATTAACTATTTTCAAACAACAAAATCTTCAGATGTATATAAGTTTGATTATTATTTTGATCTTAATTTTATAAAAATATAAACATATCTTTTTCTTTTACCTAAAATATATAGGTAAAAAATAATTTTTATAATATGAGTGATTTAAATGGTATAGATTTCGCATCTATTGAAAAGAAAATGAGTGATTCAAGTAAGATGTGGAGTAAAATTAATAGAGATTTAGCACATCAGTTAAAGGAATGTGCATTAAAAGACATATCTAATGTTCAAGCCGATGTTTTAAGTAATAGACAAATAGTTATTGATGAAATAAACATTTATGGTGTTAAAGCATATAAAGTTAAGCAGAAGATTAAAAAATTAGAAAAAATGAGATTTGAATTTTATGCTACATCTTATCAAGTAAAAACTTCTGGTACAGAAAAATTAAGATTAATTCAATCAGATTTATCAGAAAGACAAATGATTTTAGATGCTTATGATAATCATGTAGATTTTTTAAGAGATTGTAGATCTGAATTAGAATCATTAAATTTTGGATGTAAAAATAAAATTCAAATGTATAGTATATTAGGTGGATATGAATAAAGTGGATATAGGTAGTTTAGTATATAATATTGATGACAATAAATTATTAGTATATGATGATGATGGCGATTGGGCTAATTTTGATCAAAATATAATGTATAATTATCAAGAAATGTTAGAAGGAATACCTATAGAAGAAATTCAGAGATTTTTAAGAAAGAAAAAATTAGAAAATATTGATAATAAATGACAGAAGAATTAGATGTTATTGATTGGGAATCTTATATGTATTATATGAATGGTTGGAATGAATATATGAAGGATTACCAAAAAAGATTGAAAGAAATTCCAATAGAAGAGATTGAAAAATTTCTAAGAAAAAAGAATTTAAAAAATATTGAAATTTAAATTAAATCAGGACAATTCCAAATTAATATTAATTCAAAGTACCAAAATTGAATATAATCAATTAAAATTATGGTTAACTAGGAAAGTGCATAATTATAGACACATGAAACGATATAAACTTGGTGTTTGGTCGGGAGATATTGATTTTTTCAAAGATGGTTTTATTGATTTTGGATTATGGCAAGAGATTTATAAATGCTGTAAAGAATATGATTTTGATTTTATAATAGAAAATAAAACTCAATTTCCTATTGATAAAGATATAACTTATGAAGAAGTAGAAACATTTGCTAAAGATTTTTTTAAAGATCATAAAGTTCCTGGTCCTGATGATAAACCAACAGATACACCATTTATTCCTTATGAACATCAGATAGATGCAATATATAAAATACTTAAATATAAATTTGGTTTAGTTGAAATTGCTACGGCTGGTGGTAAATCTCTTGTTTTTGGTACATTATTATTTTGGTATTTAAGAAATGTAAATCCTAATGCAAAATTTCTTTTAATTGTTCCAAGTATTGGATTAGTAACACAATTTTATAATGATTTGATGGATTATAATTTAGGTTATTTTAATGAAAATCTAAATCCAGTAGATATTAGAATTGATGAAATAATGTCTGATAAACCAAGAAAGTATAAAGATCCAAGTAAAGAGCCAAATGTTTATATTGGTACATATCAATCTCTTGAAAAATGGCAACGTCCTTGGTTTAGACAATTTGATGTTGTTTTTACTGATGAGTGCTTTCATCCTGAAACATTAATATCTATGGGTGATGGCACTTATGAAAAAATTAAAGATGTAAATATAGGAGATTTAGTATATACTGTTAATGAAAAAACAAATAAAAAAGAAATAAAAGAAGTTGAATATGTTTACAAAAATTTAACTAAATCTAAAGAATTATTTGAAGTAGAATTAGAAAATAACAAAATTATAAAGGTTACAGGTAATCATAAAGTTAAACTAGAAACGGGTGAATGGAAAAAAATTGAAAATTTAACATTAAATGATGAAATTTCAGATTTTAATTTTTATATATAGTATTAGTATTTGTTATATGTGCTTTGGTTAAAAATAATAAAAATTAAAATGGAAATAAGAGTTTGTCCTAAATGTGAATCTAAATATATTAGAATTGTCAAAAGAGGATATATTTGTGATAGTTGTAATAGAATTTTTTCAGAAAAAACGTCTAGATATAGAGAATTGTTAGATAATGATTATATTATATTAAATGATAAAACAAAAAAAGAAGTTAAAGAACAAGTTTTCAATTTAATATTTAATAAATTAAAAATGAAAATATTAAATAGGAAAAATACGGACGATAACCTAAAAAAATGGTTAAATATTTATTATATAAAATATGTGATGGGCGAAAAAATAACTGTAGAAAATTTATATAAGTACTTAAAAGGTATTGAAGGTATTTGTGAAATATGTGGTAATAAATTAGATTTTATTGGTGCTTGGAAGAGAAATAATGGATATAATAAATATTGTAGTGAAGAATGTTTATTTAAATCAAGATCTATTTATCAAAAAAACAATAATTCTGTTTATAAAATTAAAGATAAGAAAGCGTGGACAAAGAAATTATCAAATACTATGAAAGAAAAAATTAGAAAAGGTGAATTTGTGCCTAATATTACAAATTCGTGGGCTAATTCTAAGTGTGTTTGTGAAATAAATAATAAACAAATAAAATTTAGATCATCATGGGAAGCATTTTTTAACATAGTAAATCCATACCTTTTATATGAAAAGGTAATAATACCTTATGAATATAAAAATGAAGAGCATAATTATATAGTAGATTTTGTTGATAATAATCAAAAGAAATTATATGAAATAAAGCCAGATAGTGAGAAAGATAAAAAAAGAAATCAGGCTAAAAGAAAATTTGCTTTAAATTGGTGTAAACAAAACGAATATTCTTATATTACTATTGGAGATGAATGGTTTCGTAGTAATTTTAAAAAATATAAACATTTGTTAATAGGGCAAATAGATAGTGAAAATTTATTAAAAAAATTAAGACAATTTGAATGAAAATAAAATCTATTAAGAAAGTAAGGTATGATGGTGATGTTTATAATTTGCGAATAAAAGACAATCATAATTATTTTGCTAATAATTTGTGTGTTGCAAATTGTCATACTGCAAAAGCACAAACTTTAATATCTGTTTTAACAAGAACAATAGGATCAGCAAAAATGCGAATAGGTATGACTGGTACTCTTCCAAATGAAAAATCGTCAGAAATTTTAACAATTATGAGTACTCATGGTCCAAAAATAACAACAGTTTCTGCTAAAAAATTAATGGATAAAGGATTAATATCTAATGTTAAGGTTAAAGCGTTGTTATTACATCATGATAATAGAAAATTTGCTGAAGGTGTTTTTAAGATTAAGAAAAGAGGTGATGGTCAAAGAGCATGGCAATTAGAGAGGGAGTATATTCATAATTCATCAAAAAGAAAAAATTTCATTAAAAAATTAGTTGATAAATTTACTTCTAATTCTTTGATTCTTTTTCATACAATAGAATTTGGTACCGAGATGTATAATTTTTTAAAAGATAATTGCCAAAATAAAGATGTATTTTATATTGATGGTAAAACACCAATGGAAAAGAGAGATTATATTAAAAAAGTAATGGAGAATACGAAAGATAATCCAAAAATTCTTGTGGCATCATTTGGTACATTTTCAACAGGACAAAATATAAAAGCTATAATGAATATAATTTTTGCAGATTCCTTCAGAGAACAAAAGATAATAAGACAATCAATTGGTCGTGGCCTTCGAAAACATAAAGATAAGCAAAAATTGATAGTTTTTGATTTGGTTGATGTTTTTCATAAAGATTTCACAAAAACAATTTTATATAATCAATATTTATCCAGAAGAGATGATATTTATAAGAAGCAAAAATTTCCATTTGATGAATTAAAAATAAAGTTGTAAAGATAATAATGTTGTTTATGAGTATGATGAAAGACAACATTTTAAGAATGGTCAATTAAAAGATAAAGATATAATTAGACAAGAAGAAATAACTAAATTTTTAGGTTGTGACTTCATAAGAATTAAATATTAACCTTTAATAATTTTTAAACATTTATTTATTT